AATCGGGCCCACTGGGGTTCCTGCTGGAGTTATTGGAACGGCGCAGAAAGGACGGGCATTTATCCCGTTAGTTTTTGCAACTTTCTCTGATTTCGTTGCAGAATTCGGTGACGCAAGCGCTGATAAGTTCGGCCCATTAGCCCTCCGAGAGTGGTTTTCGAATGCTCGTGCCGGCCTTTATCTTAAGGTTTTGGGATCGGGTGATGGAAAGTCTAGACTCGGGACTGGCGAGGGAATAACAAACCTCCGGGGCGATGCTATTTCGGGTGGATCAGTCACAAACGCAGGTTTCGTTGTCGGTGCTCAGATGGTTAACCCAGACACGGGGACAGTCTCTCACAATACCTATGCTGGTACGAATCAAACTGGCGTGAAAGCAAAAGCGACTATTACTATAACTGGTACAGTCACCGCCGGTGGTACAATCAAAATTGTTGATCACGCAGGGTTAATAAAGACGTATGTATCAGCTAATGGCGCTGATCTTCCAAATAACGTTTTTGATGACGGTGCTAATGCTACCGAAGCTGCTGCATCGTTAATACTTGCAATTAATCATGCTGCCGGCCACGATGGTTCAATAGTAGCTACTGCAGCTGCTGGCGTTGTTACGCTTGAACAAAGCGTTGTTGGGAAATCTGGAAACACTTTTATCGTTGAGGCATTGGCGAATGCGACAGTGACAAATCAATTCGGCACAGCTGCTGAAGATCTCCCTATTGGCAAAGATTATCATGGTTACACCGGTCGTACTCACTTCTTGGGCTGCTTAATGAAAGAGACAGCAGAATCAGCTGGATCTGTTGATTTTACCTTTACTGGCGATGTCACACTTAATAAGACAATCAAGTTAATTTCGACTGATGGTACAACCAAGACTTATACAGCTAAAGCTGCAGAGGCTCTTGCATCTAATCAATTCAAGAGAGATGGAACAGTAACAGAGATAGCAACTAGCTTAAGAGACTGTATTAATCATGCATCTGGACATAACGGTAAGATTACAGCGGCTATTGCAGCTGGAAAAATTACTTTAACTCAGAAAGAATTGGGTCGAGAAGGTAACCAGTTAATCACTTCGACTTTAGATGGTGGTGTAACAGTCGCCGCGGCATTCACAGGCGGTAAGGGAGAAAGAATTTTCTCAGAATCCGGCGTCTCAGCCGCGGGTCAGACATCGACCGGCGGAGTTAAGTGGGCACCCGTTCTTCGTGGAGTCTTGATGGTTCCATCCGGCGTTGTCCCAGCACTTTCAGCATCAAGAGCTGATGTTGTTAACAACACTCCTTTAGCTCAGGCTGGATTGGGTGCTGCTCAAGCGGTAGCGAGAGTTACTATCGCGGGAGTAATTGCAGCAGACGAAACAATAATTCTAATTTCTACAGATACAACAGCCCAAACTTATACTGCAAAAGCTGCCGAAGTTTTAGGTTCTAGACATTTTGATCAAGACGGTGGAATTGCTGCTACAGCCAAGAGTTTAGCAGCTTGCATTAATCACGCATCTGGGCATGCCGGAAAGTTAATAGCACAAGCTCATGAAGGCGTTGGCACTGCCTGGATTGTTACTATTAGACAAGCAACAGGAGGAGTTGCCGGCAACAGAGAAGTTGTAGAAACCTTAGCTAATACGACAACTACTCATTTTACGGGTGGAGCAGCTGCTCCACCATCACAGTTGTCTGCCGGTGATGCTCACACATTCGGCACTGCAACTGGTTATGATAACGGCGGTTCAACGATCGGAGCAGTTAACACTTTAGGAGCTAGGCAGGAATTTGTGATGCTTCTTAATGGACACAAAGCAACTTCTTCATACCCAAATGCAGTCACCGCATCATTTGATCCAGGATCTTCTAATTACTTTCCAAAGATGCTAAACACAGATCCGACAGCGATTCAAGAAGCCGGCCATTATCTTTATACACATTATGATGTCTTCAGTACATATGCTATTCCGGCAGCAACTGATAATCCGTTGTTGACATCAACTTATCGCGGAAGAACGAAAACTGCAGCTGGAGATGGTTCACACATCGCAAGCTCTCACACACGCGATGATACTGCGTTCTTACTTCCAACAGCCGGTGCTCGAAGCACGGGAACAGCGACTAAGCCAAATGCTGAAAACTTTTCTGATAGGTTCCAAACCGCAGTAGCTCCGACAATAATTTCTCAGAAGTTCGGTGGAGTTGCCCAAGACCTTTTCAAGGTTCATGCTTTGGATGACGGAGCTGGTGGAAACGAAGTTTTTAAGATCACTATCGAGAATATTAAGCCGTCAAAGAGCGAGAAAGATCGTTACGGGACGTTTGACTTGATTGTTCGAAGCTTTAGTGATATTGATCGTCTTCCACTTGCTGTAGAATCTTTTAGAGCTGTGAGCTTAAACACATTATCCGAGAGATACGTAGCTAGAGTCGTCGGCGATATGAAGATATATTACGATTTCGATAAGCGATCGGGTTCACAAAAGATAGTTCATTCCGGTAAGTTTCCAAACCTTTCAAGAAACATTAGGATCGAAGTTGCAGCTGATGTAGACTCTCGCACAATGGATCCCTTAGCACTTCCGGTCGGTTTCCGTGGTATTCCAAAGCTTAATGTTGATAACACTAGTGCTTTTACTAATCCAACTTTGACTCCAGTAGAAGACTTGGCTTTGCAAGTTGTCAGGACCCCACCACTTCCGCTTAGAAGGACTGTTGGTATGGGTCAAACTCCAAAGAAACGCGCCAAAGCCGACCTGAACTGGGGTATCCAGTTTGAGGCTGATGATTTGGGCAATGAACCAAACAAGAACACACGGCACTTTGACATGATGCCTTCTTTATCGAAGTACTTTCCAGATTTCGATCTAGATTCGAAAGTTTTGCTTGAAAGAAATACTACCGATGCTGATGGCTACAATAACAATAAATTCTCGCTAGAGAATATTCAAATTGTTAAGAACTCAGCTGGTCAACCAGACTCAAAGGAATGGGCAGTTGCTCTGTACCGTAGAGATGGCGTCTTAGACACATCTATTAAAGATGTTGATGGTAATGATGCATCAAGCAAGTCAAGGTTCGTCAGCGTCCAGACTGACTTCGATTTAGCATCCGTCAGACGTTTCATGAAGTTTACTACCATGGTTCAAGGTGGCTTTGATGGTGTCGAGGTTTTCGATAAAGAAAAAGCAAACATGACTGATGTTGCTGTGATGAGAGAAGTTTCAGATTCGGCTAAGCAGGGTGGGAAGAACGGACCAACAGCTGCAACTTTTATTAAAGCTGTCGATGTTTTAGCTGAAAGAAGCGATGTAGATATCCAGTTGCTGGCGATCCCGGGGATCCGGCAGGCACTTGTGACTGATCGAGCCATTGAGGCGGTCGAAGATAGGTTTGATGCCATGTACATAATGGATGCTATCGTTTACGACTTTGATAACACTGTGGTCACCGGATCGTCCCAGAAAGTTAGCGTTAACTACACAGTCAGTAATTTCTCTAACCGGGTGCTTGATACAAGCTTCGCCGCGGCATACTTTCCTGATGTTATTATGACAGACCCATCTACGGGACAGAATATGGCAGTGCCTCCTTCGGTACCGGTTTTGGGAGCTTTCTCTCTTAATGATCAGTTAGCTCACCCATGGTTCGCACCAGCTGGTTTTACTCGAGGCGCGATGGAAAACGTGATAGAGACAAAAGTTAAATTAAACAGGGACAACATGGACTCCCTGTACGAATCAGATATTAACCCGTTGACTGCATTTCCCCACTCACCCGGAGTGGTCATATTTGGACAGAAGACTTTGCTTAGAACACAAAGCTCTCTTGACCGAGTGAATGTACGTCGATTGTTAATCGAGATTAGACGTCGAGTTAGGGCTATCGCGAATAGCTTCATTTTTGAGCCAAACAGAGCTGAGACTTTAGCAAGGTTCTCTGCAAGAGTGAATCCGCTCTTGAGACAGATTCAACAGCAACAGGGTGTTGATCGTTTCTTGGTGAAAATTGATACTACAACGACGACACAGAACGATGTTGAAAACAACACATTGCGTGGCAAGATTTTCTTACAGCCCACGCGTTCAGTTGAGTTTGTTTCACTTGACTTTGTAATTACAAATGCAGGTGCAGAAATATAATATAGAGTATATTTAAAAGGAGATTAGGAGAAAAAAATGGCCGAAACATTAAATGTCTCAAGCATGTTGCCAAATAAATTTGAGCCCAAACGGAATTTTCGTTGGGTATTTGCTATCGAGGGTATCGACGCTTTTCTGATGAAGACTGCGAACCGTCCGACGATGAACACCACAGGTATGGAAATTCCTTTCATGAATTCCCACCGGTATATCGCTGGTAAAACTAAGTTTGATCCAATCGCGTGTACACTTCACGATCCGATTGCACCTTCAGGGGCGCAGCAGGTGATGGAGTGGATCCGGACACATTTCGAGTCAGTCTCGGGACGTGCCGGCTACGCTGATTTTTATAAGAGAGATTGCCAGCTTAAACTTTTGGATCCCGTTGGGACAGTTGTTGAGCTTTGGGATCTTAAAGGGTGTTTCTTAGAATCAGCCAGCTTTGGTGCTTTAGATTACGGTTCTGAAGATCCGTCGGAAATTTCGTTATCTATTAGGTTTGATAACTGCGTACTACAGTATTAAAACTTAACAGCTCGTCGAATCTCCTTACGGCCATCTAACGGGCTGTTTAAGCTTTTAATATTAAACGATAATCAAGAAGCGTTTTCGCGCTTCTTGATTTTTTTTATTTACTCTCTCACCATATTTTTTAAATTTTAGTAGTTGCATTTTCACTAGCGAGGTATTTTTTTCTATGAGTGATCACGATAATCAAGACAGGGGAGAGTTGTTCGGGCGTGTCGGTCCGAATATGCCGACTCGTAATATTATGAAAGACGATTTCGGTTTTGAGATTCCAGTCGAAGTTGTTCCATTACCATCCGGCGGGGTTGCTTATCCAATAGAGAGCCCGCTCCACGGTCTCAAAACTGTGGAGATCAAGGCAATGACTGCTAAGGATGAAGACATATTAACATCTAGGGCTCTGATTAAAAAAGGGACTGTTATTACGCACCTTTTGAAATCTTGTTTAATTAACAAAAGCATTGAACCCGATGAAATGCTTTCGGGAGATAGAAACGCAGTTATGACTGCGTTAAGAGTGACTGGTTATGGCGAAGGGTACAAAGTCGAAGTTGACTGCCCCGATTGTGGCGAGAGATCAAAACAAGAATTTGATTTAACTGATATGCCTCTTAAATCGCTGACAATCGCGCCTGTTTCAGAGGGAGCAAATGTTTTTGAGTTTAATTTACCAATAACTAAACTCCCTATTAGGTTTAAGTTTCTGACTGGTAAAGATGAGCAAGAGATGTCAACCATCGCAGAGAGAAAGAAAAAGAAAGGCTTTGCTGATACGTCTGTTACTTCAAGGTTAAGCTATTGCCTTATTTCTGTTAATGGTATTAATGATCGATCTAAAAT